CGCGCACTCCCAATCTCAATAACCGTCGCGAGTATTGAATATCTCGCCTATAGATACGAGGTAGAAGTTTATGGCTAGTTACAAAGTGTTATCAGATCTTATCGACGGCAAAAACGCCGGCGACACAATCTCAGACGACGAGCTTCAAGGATGCAACATTGACGCACTCTTAGAAGCTGGTCATCTCGCAGAAACCACCACAAAGAAAACCGATAAGGAGTAATCATCATGGCCGTTTTCGTACTCAAAGACGCCTCGCTCGTCGTTAATAGCGTCAACCTAAGCGCATACGTTTCATCCATCACACTCGACTACGCAGTCGACGCAGTTGCCGCCGATGGGATGGCCGCAACAAACGGCCACGTCTTCCTCGGTGGATTACAAAACAACTCACTCGCCGTCACCCTTAACCAGGACTTCGCCGCCTCAACAGTCGCCCCGACACTTGACGCGCTAGTCGGCACAACCACCACCGTCGTCATCAAACCCACATCGGCCGCAGTAGGCGCAACAAACCCGACCTACACGATCTCCAACGCATTCCTCGCCGCTACACAACCGGTCAACGGTGCCGTCGGCGATCTCGCACAAATGAGCATCACGTTTCAAGGTGGAACACTCGTGAAAGCAGTCGCATAGTGGCCATCTTTATTCTCAAAGACGCATACGTCACGGTCGCCGGTACGGACTTATCGTCCTACGTATCGTCCATTACCCTCGACTTCGCCGTCGACCCGATACCAGTCGACTCAATGGGAAGCAACGGCCACCTCTTCATCTCTGGTCTCCAAAACAACTCCGTCGCGATCACGTTCAACCAGGACTTCGCAGTCTCACCGAACAAAGTCGCGGCAACACTCGACGGCCAGATCGGACTCGGCACAACGACAATCGTCGTCAAAGCCACCTCCGGCGCAACCAGCACGACAAACCCTGCCTACACCATCTCCAACGCATTCCTCGCCGCTACACAACCGGTGAACGGATCAGTCGGCGACCTAGCCCAAATGAGCGTCACTTTTCAAGGTGGCACAATAGCGAAAACGACGTCATAAAACCATGATCTCACTCACCGTCAAGCACAAAGACGGCTCAGAAGGAACCTTTCCGGTCTGGCCAGCAACAGAAGTCGCCTTCGAGCGTCACTACAAAATCCCATACCGCAAAGCGTTTCAAGACGACTTCCCACAGGAGCAAGCCTATTTCCTCGCATGGCTCGCAGAACGTGACTCAGGAAACGAGATCAAACCCTTCGACGAATGGATCAAAACACTCGCCGACATCGCAGTAGAGACAAACGAAAACCCTATCTAGCGCGCTCGACGACTGAGTTGATCGCGCTTCTCGCAATTAGAACCCACATATCGCCGAGAGAACTCCTGGCAACACCGCCAGGAATACTCGAAGCGATGATCCAGATGGCAATACCGGAAGACTATTGGAAGGAACCGATCGACGCATGGCAACTCCTAGCTCAGGCAGTTTCGGCTACAGAATAGACTCCGACCGTCAAGGCAAAGCACAAATCGTCGGCCTACGTGAGACACAAAAAGCACTCAAAGCACTCGGCGACTCAACAAAAAAAGAACTCAAAAGCACTCACCTCGAAGCCGCACAGATCGTCGTCAACGGCGCGCTACGCACCGCACCGATACGCACCGGCGCACTCGCATCGTCGATGCGCGCGGCCGCAACAATGACATCCGGCAAAGTAAGAGTCGGCAACGCCGCCGTCCCATACGCAGGAGCAATCCATTTCGGATGGCCGGCACGACGCATCAAACCACAACCCTTCATCTACGACTCACTCGATGGACGCCGCAACGAAGTCGCCGAACTCTATGCCGAGCGCATCTCAGGTCTCGTCAGAAAGTACAATCTCTAGGCAAACATGGCAAAGTCGATCTCAGTCACCGTCACCGGCAACGCCGCACCGCTACGCAAAGAACTCAAAGGCGCAACACAGGATCTCTCTAATTTCGGCAAAGCACAAAAAAGCATTTCATCCTTCGCCGCTATTGGTTACGCAACCGCCGCGACAAGCGTTTTCAACTTCGGGAAACAAGTAGTCCAGGCCGCGCTAGAAGACCAAAAAAGCCAGGCACTACTCCGCGAAGCAATCTCAAAAACAACAACGGCCACCGACGCCGCTACCGCATCCGCCGAAAGTTTCGTCAAAGAACTCATGTTCTCGTCACTTACGGCCGACGACGAACTTCGTCCAGCTCTAGCCACACTTACGCGCGCGACTGGCGACGTTACGCGCGCGCAAACATTGCTCGCGCTCTCCACCGAAATTGCTACCGCAACTGGCAAAGACCTCGCCTCGGTTTCAATGGCAGTCGCAAAAGCGAGCCTCGGATCGACAACCGCTCTCGGAAAACTCGGCGTTCCATTATCGGACGCGGCAAAAGAGTCCGGCAACTTCGCGCTCGCCTTTGAAGAACTCAACAAACAGTTCACAGGAAGCAACGCCGCAGCACTTGACACCGCCGCCGGCAAAATTGAAAACCTTTCGTTAAGGTTTGAAGAACTCAAAGAGTCCATCGGAGTCATACTGCTACCGCAGGTCGGAAAAGCTACTGACGGACTCACCGAACTATCAAAAGCAACCGACGAGTCCGCATCTATTGGAAGTCGACTAGGAAACATCTTTTCAGGCGCGGCGAAAATCTTTGACGTCACCGACCTTACCGATGAGATAGCAGAATTCGGACTCAGTCTTACGAAGTCAGGAGTACGCGCGCTCGGTTTTGGCAAAGACGCAGAAGAAGCAGCCGACGGAGTCGCAATACTTAACGACAACCTCGGAGAGTTCAAAGACGAAGAATACGTCTCAGTTTTTTCAAAGTTCGGAGAAGCCCTCAAATCTGCTCGAAAACGTCTCGAAGAAATAGACGAAGCACAAAAAAAAGCAAACGACAAGTTCAAAGCACTCGGCGACACCTTGAAAGGCGCACTCAACACAGCTCTCACCGATGCGCGCAACAAACTCCAGGCCGCAAAAGACGAGATGAACAACTTCGCCGATGCCACCTCATCGGCAATCTCTGGCAACCTAAGCATCGGCAACGCTCTCTCAGGCGCCTCAGACGGAGAGAACGCCTACACCGAGGCACTCAAACGGCGAGCCGACGCCTACCGCGCACTCAACATCTCAAAAGCAACCGGAGACATTGCCGGATATACGCGCGCACTTGACGAAGTAGCGGAAGCAGAAGGAGCAGTCACTAGCGCGCAATCGGCTCGCCGATCACCAGGACAACTCTTCGCCGACCAGATCGCAAAAGCCAAAAAGTTCGCAACCGATCTCAAAACCCTCATCTCGCCACCGTTCAGTCTTTCCGAGGCAGGCCTTTCGCAGCTCATTAACCTCGGCATCGACTCAGGCTCACAAGTCGCCGCCGAACTTGTCGCCGGCACCGGCTCACTCTCAGTCGGCGCGATCAACGAAGGCCTCGCAAGCGTCGGAGCCGTCGCAGGTCAACTCGGCACGTCTGCTGGCTCAATCTTCAGAGGCGGAGCAGTAGGCGCGGCACAAGCCGACGTCGACCGTCTAGGCCGCGCATCAGTCACCAACAACAACAACTCCTACTCGATCACGATCACATCTGGCGTCGGTGACGAAGTAGAGATCGGCAAGTCTGTCGTCAAGTATCTTCAGGCCTACGACAAGAAGTTCTCTGGCATCCCGATCAAGGTGAAAAAGTAGTGCCTATCCCGACCCCGATCGTAGAGATCGCCTTCGATGACTCCCCGTACACGAATACGGTGTCATGGACAGACGTCACGACATACGTCCGAAGCATCGAAACCAGTCGCGGACGGACAGACGACTTCGCAGACTTTGACACCGGCACCGCAAACGTCGTCCTCTCAAACAACTCACGCCTCTTCGATCCGTTCTACACCGCCGGCACCTACTACGGAAAACTCTTACCTCGACGACAGATCCGCATCCGCGCCACTTCAGGCGCCACCACCTACGACATCTTTCGCGGCTTCGTCTCAGGATGGCCGGTCACCTACACCAACTCAGGCAAAGACTCGACAGTCACCCTCCAATGTTTCGACGCGCTAGGTCTCCTCGCATCCGAGCAAGTATCAGAAGACAACTACCAGACGGCCATCCTCTCGATTAGTCCGCGCCGATACTGGAAATGCAACGAAACCACCGAAACGACCGTTCTCGTAGACCAGATCGGCGGCTTGAACCTTACGAAAGCATCTGGTCTACCTTTCCAGCCGACGACGAGTCTCCTTCAAGGTTGCACCGGTTCGGCCGCCGCCATGATCAACTATTCCGCCACCGGTGGCACGGTAGCAGCACCGACCGGACTCGTATTTTCTTTTATCGGCAAACCGACCGTCGCAAACGACGTCGGAAACTATGTTTCCTACTCATGCGGAACCATGGCATTCCAAATCACAGTCGACGCCGCCGCCGGTGGCGCTACCTTTCAATATATTTACGGCACCACGATCTACGAATTGACAATCCCGTCCGGCAGCTTCAACCCGACAATCCCTCACCACTACCTCTTCATCGCATCCACATCACCAACAAAACTTCTCATCGACGGTGTTGCACCGACACAAACTTTCGTCTCCAGCGCCATCGGTTCGAGTGGCACAATCGAAGCCGCAGAGATAGAAAATATGGAGATACAAGAGTTCTTCGTCAAACACGCCACCACCACGACACCAGTATTTGACGCCGAAGAGTTCAACGCACTCGCCACCGGCTTCAACTACCGAGCCAACACCTACGACCGCAACCAGTACCTACTCGGCCAGACACCATTCATCCGATACGACTACTCCACCAACTACGTGCAAGTCCCATATATCACAGCTCCGAACGGTGTGCGCGTCTTACGCATCGAAAACTCTGGCGACCTACTGCCACAACTCAAAACAAACGCCGACACCGAAGGCGGCGAAATGTTCGCCAAAAAAGACGGCCGCA